AAGCGAGGTAGTGTAGTAAAAACCGAAGTCAAGGCCTCCAGTCCTGAAGAAGCAGAATCCGCATTTAGAGAATGGAATAGCACCAATACTCCGGGCAGATTCTCTTTTGTATCCGCAAGACCTGTTAATACTGGTATGATGGAAAGCAAGCCAAGTGCTGGCATGAGTGCTAAAGAGAAATCTTCTGTAGTTAAGAAAGCCAAAGCAGGTAAAGACATTGGCAAGCCAGGCAAGTCATTTAAAGATATATCTGCTCCAGCCGCTAAAAAGTATGGTAGCAAAGAAAAAGGCGATGCCGCAGCAGCCGCAGCAATGTGGAAAAACGCTGCTAAGAAATAAAACTTTGGGATGTAATCCAAATAGCCTCTTCGGAGGCTATTTTTTTCATTAAATAATAATATGGCAGCTAAAAACCTCGAAGGTAATCTAGTCAAAAAGGCACACGCTACACAGCGGTGGACTGAAGAAGATATTGAACACATGTTAAAGTGTGCAGATCCCGCCACAGGACCTGAATATTTCTTAGAAAACTTTTTCTTTATACAACATCCTACCAAGGGCAAGATACAATACAAACCATTTGCCTATCAAAAACGATTGTTAGACAGTTATCACGGACATAGATTTAGTGTGAATATGCTGGGTCGTCAAATGGGTAAAACTACAACTGCTGTGGGTTACTTATTATGGTATGCAATGTTTGTGCCAGATAGCACAATTTTAATTTCGGCGCACAAGTTTACAGGTGCTGGTGAAATTATGACACGTTTACGTTATGCTTACGAAACTTGTCCAGATTTTATACGTGCCGGTGTCACTAGTTATAACAAGCAGAGTATTGAATTTGAAAATGGATCACGTATTGTAGCGCAGACAACTACTGAAACAACTGGTCGTGGTATGTCTGTATCATTACTGTATTGCGACGAGTTTGCCTATGTTGAACCTAACATTGCGGTAGAGTTTTGGACAAGTATTTCACCTACACTGGCAACAGGTGGTAAGGCAATTATTACATCAACACCCAACAGTGACGAAGACCAATTTGCGCAAATTTGGAATGAAGCAAACAAGCGATTTGACGAACACGGTAATACTACTGAACTAGGACGTAATGGATTTTATCCTTGTATTGCAATCTGGAATGAACATCCAGATCGTGATGAAAAGTGGGCCAATGAAGAACGCAGTCGTGTGGGACATGAACGTTTTCAGCGTGAACATGAATGCATTACTGGTGATTCGTTAATATCTATACAATGGCCAAATGGTAAAATAGAAAAAATATCTCTAATAGAATTAAAAGAAATAATGAGTTTGTAATCTATAACGAAATGATAAATAATAATATGAAAAAGCATAAACATCATATTATACCCAAACATGTCGGCGGAACAGATGACCCATCTAATATTGTAGAACTTAGTATAGAAGAACATGCCAAGTCTCATAGAATTTTGTATGAAACACACGGACGTTGGCAAGATAGAGTAGCATGGCTTAGCTTATCTGGTATAATGAAGGATGAAGAAAGAATATACGAAATATTAAAAAATTCTAATCCTGGTGGATATAAACATACAGAAGAAGCCAAGAAAAAATTATCAGAAATGAGATTAGGTAAAAGTAATCCAATGTATGGAAAACCAGCAGCCAATCGTGGAAAAAAAAGACCTGGTGTAGGCGGGAGAAAAAAAGGTACGGGATGGTCTGCGGAAGAAAGAAAAAAACAAGAATTAGTTAGATCTAAACCAGGATACTACAATTTTGTCAAAAATCCAGAAAGAAATAAAAAAATTAGTGAGTCTAAAAAAGGATGTCAAGGATCGGCATTAGGAAAAAATTGGTATAATAATGGCTCTAAAGAAACCTATAGTTTTACATGTCCAGAGGGATTTGTTAAAGGTAGGCTACCAAGAATGCAATTAAACAAACGGGGATTGGTCTGGTATAATAATGGTATTATGAATAAACAATATAAAGAAAATGAACAACCTGAGGGATATGAGCGTGGACGACACACTAATAAAAAATAAATTAGGACTCAAGATCTTAACTGATTCTGGGTGGAGTAATTTTGATGGATTATTGGAAAAAGGTCAAAAGCAAACTGTGGAAGTTACAACAGAATCAAAATCAATTACCTGCACCCTTGATCATAATTTTTTTACCCATGACTATAAACCAATTGAAGCTAAAAGTCTTAAACCTAGATCAAAAATTTTAGTAAACAGTGGAATAGAAAGAATTATCTCTGTTAAATTAAAAACTGTAGAACCAGTATATGATATATTTAATGTAGAAAAAAATCACAGATTTTATGCCAATGATATCTTGGTTAAAAATTGTGAATTCTTGATTTTTGACGAAACATTGATCAACAGCATTAGCCTTTCAGATATGGAAGGGCGTGAACCTATTATGAAAATGGGACAAGCTCGTTGGTACAAAAAGGTCAATCCTCTCAGCACATATATTGTCAGTTTGGATCCTAGCCTAGGTACAGGTGGCGATTATGCTGCTATAGAAATATTAGAAGTACCTAGTATGGAACAGGTATGCGAGTGGCATCACAACATGACCCCAGTGCAGGCGCAGGTGCGAATATTGCGAGATTTATTGCGTCATATTGAAGATCGATGCCAAGAAGCAGGCGTCACATCCAGCATTTATTATAGTGTAGAAAACAATACCATAGGCGAAGCAGCATTGGTAGCCATAAATGAAATTGGTGAAGAAACATTACCAGGATTATTCTTAAGTGAACCTGCTAAAAAAGGACATGTTCGTAGATTCCGTAAAGGATTTAACACTACTCATGTTGCTAAAATTGCAGCCTGTTCCAAACTCAAACAGCTAATTGAGAGCAAAAAAATCAAAGTTCACAGCAAAAATCTAGTTAGTGAATTAAAAACTTTTGTAGCACAGGGCATTACTTTCAAGGCCAAAACTGGGCAGCACGACGATTTAGTATCTAGTTTATTGCTGGCCATGCGTATGATCATGATGTTGCAGGACTGGGATCCAGCAATTTATGACAAAATGCGCGATCATACTGGTATGGAAGAGCATGATTTACCCATGCCTATATACATTAGTACCTATTGAGCATAAATATAGAATATGAAAGCCATCCAAATTATTTCTCAAGACCTTTTTGACAAGGTACGTAGCCGCTTCACCAATCTAGAAATGGGTGATGAAAACGGTGCTGTCACTATTGACCCTGCCGATGCCCGCTTCTTTGATTTTGATTTTGTACAAGAAGGCAATGATCTAGGTCGAGTCAGTATCAGTTTAAATAATTTGGGAACATTAAAAGTATATTATAGTCAAGGGATCACAGAAAATCAAGATGACCCAGTTAAGCAGATATGGTACAATTTTCTAAAAGAAATGAGATTTTTTGCCATGCGCAGACTATTACGTTTTGATACACGTGATATTGCCAAGACAAATCTTGATAAAAATGATTTTCAACATCTAGCAGCAACGCAAGGCCCTAAGGAAGAACCAGATATGAACACAATGAACGAATCCAAATGGAATAACAAAAGCTCAAAGAAAACTAGCCGTGCGGTTAGGGGCAAAACAGAAGTTATTGTGCGTCACGCACACGCAGTTGATGAAGAATATGCAGGCTCACGTAGTCAAAAGAAAAACATCAAGGCAATTTTTATTCAAAATTCAGACGGTGAAAGATTTAAGTATCCATTCATTCATCCAGCCGGCGCATTCGCCATGGCACAGCACGTTGATCACGGTGGCGCACCACACGATCCAGCAGGCAAAGCAATTATCAAAATGAGCGAAGACATAGCTCAATTACAAGAATTCCAACGTAAAATTCAACGAGCATCATTACACGATGATGCTACAGGCATTACTGAGCGAGCCGTAGGCCGATTACAAGAACTTAAATCACGTATCAATGCACTAGGCGGACGCCAACATTACGAATCATGGGTAAATGAATTTAACGAACAAGAACACATGGATGACGGCATTATGGAACTTGATGCTGTCACCCTAGAAGATTATAAGAGCAAGTTTACTCAAACAAGTTTCCAAGAAGAACTAAGCAGTTTCTTTCCATTGCTACACAGAATCATGAGTGAGACAAACACTGTTGATCTTGATGAATATGTTAATGAGGGAGATGAATGTAGTGCTTGTCATTGCGATCCTTGTGAGTGTGATGACGAGGAAAAAGAAGTTAAAGAGAGTGCATTTGCACAATTTGAAGACTGGGCAGATGCTACTGAAGCAGGAACATTGGAACCGAATCAAATTAAAAATTTTAAAGATGCTTTAGACAAATTACCACAAGGTGAGAACGGTCCAGAATTGGAATTAGGTGCCGAAGGAGAAACTGCTTGGCAATTTTTTCAGAGCCTAGGTATTGAAGATCCAAAGCTAGAAAATATGTTGCGTAGTGCAAGTCCGGATGCAAATCCGTTTGATGTGTTGGCTCTGTGGAATCCAACCATTGCCCAATCTGTATTGGCTGCACCTGCACCTGAACAGGCTGCACCGGCACCTGCACCTGAACAACCTACAGCAGAAAATGACGACATGACTATGCACAAGGGTGCGATGGAAACAAAAGATCCTCGTGCAATGATTAAAATGATTGCAGAAAAAGTCAAGAGTTTCTACAATAGAGATAATCCAGAAGTTGGCCCATTCCGTGGTGGTGAAGGTATTGCTATTGACGTTGAAAAAGAATGTACGGATCAATTTGGTCCTGAAGCCGGCCAACAAGCACGCCAAATGGCCGAAGCATTTATGGAAAAACTTACACATGAGTGGGAAGAACGTCATGGTAAATCCAGTGAAGTTGGTGCAGACGTTGAGAGTGATGGATTGTCCATTGATAGACTAAAAGAGTTGTTAGGCAATGTAAAGTCCAAGGTAGAAGGCATTGCCGATGAAGGCGCAATTGGCCGCGGCGTAGGCGGCATTGCTGGAGGCGCCGCCGGGGAAATGGGAGGTGCAGCACTAGGTGGTCTACTAGGTGGCCCAGTTGGTGCAGCAATTGGAGGAGTAGCTGGAAATATTGCAGGAACTTCAATGGGTGCAGATGCCGGCGACGAACTCACTGGAAAAAAGAAAGATGCTGATGAAAGCATAGCTCGATTGAAAGAGTTGTTAGATAATGTCAAATCAAAAGTAGAAGGTATTGGTGATCGTGGCATTAGCACACAAGACTTCAATAAAAATATTATGTCAGCAGAAGATCAAGTTAATGAACTAAGTAAAGATACATTAAAGTCTTACTCAAACGCAGCAGGTCACGAAGTATATGCTGACCAACGTGATGCCGAAACAGCTAGAGATCGTGCATATCATGCTGATCAACATGGCGAAAAATCAAAGAGTCTAAATTGGGCAGATGAAGCTGATTGGTTAGGCAAACGTGCTGAAAAACGTGCAGGCGGTATTGCCAAGGCAACTACCAAGATTGCTCAAAAGGAAGATACTACACTCGAGACCATTATGAAATTGGCCGGTCTGAAAAAATAATTGGAAGATTTTTCTTAATAATTAACAACCAAATAGGTTGCGATGATAAATAGTTTAGTGCATACTTAACACATGCACATATTTTCTTTTTGGTCAGTTGGCTTTAAAGAAGAGGCATAATATAACATTTATTAAGGAAAATCATTATGGCAACTTTAGCAGAAATCCGCGCAAAACTACAACAATCATCTCAACAAAACACCGGCGGCGGCGGTGGAGACAACGCAATTTATCCCCATTGGAATGCAGCAGAAGGCACAACTACTACAGTTCGTTTCCTTCCAGACGCAGACCCAAACAACACTTTTTTCTGGGTTGAACGTGCAATGATCAAATTGCCTTTTGCCGGAGTCAAAGGTGAAACAAATTCTAAACCTGTCTCTGTACAAGTTCCTTGTATGGAAATGTGGGGCGAGACATGTCCAGTATTGACAGAAGTCCGTCCATGGTTCAAAGACAAGAGTCTGGAAGACATGGGTCGTAAGTACTGGAAGAAGAAATCTTACTTGTTCCAAGGATATGTGGTTGATAGCAAACTACAGGAAGACAAAACTCCTGAGAATCCAATTCGTAGATTCATCATTGGTAGCCAGATTTTTAACATTGTTAAGAACGCATTAATGGATAGTGAGATTGAAGAATTGCCAACAGACTATGTTCGTGGTTTGGATTTCAAGATTGCAAAAACAAGCAAAGGTGGATATGCAGACTACTCTACTAGCACTTGGGCTCGTCGTGAACGTGCTTTGAACGAAGCAGAACAGGCAGCAATTGCACAGCATGGATTGTTTGATTTGAAGAGCTTCTTGCCTAAGAAACCAGGTGAAGTTGAACTCAAGGTCATCAAAGAAATGTTTGAAGCAAGCGTTGACGGTGAAGCATTTGATATGGATCGTTGGGGTCAATACTTCAAGCCAGCTGGTATGGGTGGGAGCGGTCAGGCAACTGGTAGTGGTACTACAACAGCAGCAAAATCTGCATCTCGTCCAGCAGCACCTATTGAGGAAGATGACGTCCCTTTTGAATCTGCGGCAGCAACTCCCGCTAAAGTGGTTGCAGCAGAACCTGCTCCAGCAAGTGCAACAGGTGATGCAGGTAGTCGTGCTGCGGATATTATATCAATGATTCGCAATCGTCAAAAAAATAACGCATCTTAATTAATGACTGCTACACTGGCATATGTGTATAAATGGACCCATATACCTACATTAAAATGGTATATAGGGTCTCGTACTGCACCAGGTTGTCACCCAAATGATGGTTATATTTGTTCTAGCAAACGAATTAAACCTTTAATATTATCTCAAAGTAATGAATGGAGACGCGACATAATTGCTGTAGGTGCTTCAGAAAGCATATTGAAGTTAGAAGGGGAGATTCTACAGACGTTTGATGCCAAACATGATCCTAGAAGTTTCAATGGTCATAACAATGACGGAAATTATAAGATATTATCAGGTGACAAAAATCCAATGAAAGACCCTAAAGTTTCTGCAAAGAATCACATTAAACAGAAAGGTCAGAAGCGACCTAGCATTTGTGGAGATAAACATCCTAATAAACAACCAGAGATTGCAGAGAAAATAAGAAATTCTCATTTAGGAAAACCACATCCTTGGATGATTGGCAAAAATAATGTAATGAATCGTGATGAAGTTATTGAAAAGTTATCGGGCGTGAATCATTGGACAACAAAAAATGAAAATAAAAGAAATTGCGAGTATTGCACTATGAAAAATATTTCAAAATCTAATTATTCCCGTTGGCACGGTAATAACTGTAAATTAAAAAAGGAAGAAAAAATTGGCAAATCGAATATTTGACATTTCAAAATTTAGAAAAAGTATTACCAAGTCCATTGATGGCTTGGGAATTGGATTTAATGATCCTACGGATTGGATCTCAACTGGCAATTATGCTCTAAACTATCTTATCTCGGGGGACTTCTTTAAGGGAATCCCCCTTGGTAAAGTTACAGTATTTGCTGGCGAAAGTGGTGCAGGTAAATCATACATCTGCTCAGGTAATATTATTCGTCATGCTCAAGAGCAAGGCATTTATGTTATCTTAGTTGATAGTGAAAATGCGCTTGACGAAAAGTGGTTAGTTGATCTTGGTGTAGATACCAGTGAAGGCAAACTATTAAAACTCAACATGGCCATGAT